CAATTGAAGGCGTTAAAGCTTTTCTAATCAATGTAGGAATAGCTATTGCTGCGGCAACAATTACTTATCTTTTAACGCCTAAACCAAAAGAAATGAAGCAAGGCGGTTCGAGAAGAACTGCTGATGCTATTGGTAATAAAAAATTCGCTCCACAAGCTGCGTTTGATTCAATCCAAGAATTAGCAATATTAGGTGATGCAATTCCTTTAATTTTTGCCAATACTGATGAAAAGGCAGGTTTTGGAGGAATAAGAGTTAATAGTCAATTACTTTGGTCACAATTTTTAAGTTTAGGAAAATATCAACAATTAAAAGTTTTAGCTTTATTTTCTTTAGGCGAAATTCCTGATGAGTGGACTGACAAAGATGATATAGACCCAATAACAAATCAACCTAGAGTACATAATCATCCTATGTATGAAGGTTTTGCAATAGGAGATAGCCTTTTAAATACTTTTAATTCACATAAAGTTGGACTTTATTTTAAAAAGAATGGTCAAAGATTTTCTAAAAGTGAAAGATATTTAAAATCTAATTTAGAAAGCAACGATACCGATCCTTTTATTATTCAGACCCCTGGGGTTGGAAATGTAGATAAAAATAAAGGTTTTAGTGGGGCAAGAAATCCTGCAACTCAAATTACTTTTGGAGCGTATTCACCCGTACCTAATGCTCAAGTAGTTAAGTTGCCTTATGAATTATGTGTGACTGTTAGAGGGCATAGCAAAGTAGCTGGACATGACTTGATGAGAAAAAGAAAAAAAGTAGAATTTGCTCATTGGCCTGCCAGATGTGGCGTTATCAAAGTATCAGCAAGTAATGGGGCTGAACGATCTCGCACAACAAATGCTCCGATACAGGGTGAAGTAGGAGACGAAGTTACATATCAAGTAGTTGGAGGAATGGGTAAGGGAAATGAACGCAATACTCTTCAAAGAGTCTATGACACTGATAGAGAAACACCTGGACATCAACAAGATTATGACCAGCGTGATGAACATGCTTTTAGTTATTCGCCTCATGGAGTTGAAGACGTTGATAGTATGACAATTTCTGTTCGAGAAAATGTAGACGCTTTATTTGTGGAAGGTGAGCAATATTTATTTGGTACGGCAGTTATGAAATGTACGAAAATACCAGATCCTATTCCTTATAATATTCAGAAACAAAAAGCCTATTATTTTGAAATAATAGAAAAAGGAGAAATTGATATTCCTGTTGCAGGTGCAACTTTAGAAACTCATTGTAATAAC